CAAATCCTGAAAACAATCCAGACGGCCTTGAGGGTCTTATTGAGGAGAATAATAATGGATAAAGAATTGCTTGGACTACTGTTGGGTGTACCGTTGGTATCAATTGCATACGTATGTGCCGCATATTTAGTGGTGAATAGGTACCTTGAAATTAAGAAGGGGTGGGATAAAAGAAATGACTAAAACAAATGAATGGGGTGCCACTTTGGGTAATGAAGATATTGTAAAAGAACCTGAGCATTATGCACGTTGGTCTATCGAACCTATCACCTACATCATGCGTAACGGCTTTGAGTTCTGGCGAGGTAACATCATTAAGTATGCAAGCCGAGCAGGTTTTAAGATGTACGAGGGCAAGACACAGGTAGAGAGTGAGATCATTGACTTGGAGAAGGTTATACGTTACTCCGAGATGAGGATCAACTTATTGAATGGAAAGGAGAAACTATGATTAGACCCATGACCGAGGAGGAGCGACGACGATCTAAGGAACGGGAAACAATAAACACACTTCGACGTTGTGTAAGCTGTGGTAATCCTTCCTCTAAGGACTTCTGTAGTTTCTGTATCAACGAAGAGTAACGCTATTAAATGTATAGCATTGTGAGGGGAGGCTTGACGGCTTCCCCTTTGGTATGTTATACTCTGATATAAGATGAAAGGATTACTATGTTTACAATAGAAACAGAGTTTGATTACACTGTGATCACCTCCCTTGATGAAAGAGGTAACTTTGAAGACGTTGAGGTTGTACTTGATGAAGAGGTTGTATACTTAGCCCAAGCCATGCCCAAGTCAGATAAGAGACAGGTTCTGGAGCTTACGTATCAACAGTTCATCGACATTGTATTAGCACTTGATCTACCTGACGGTGCCTACTACGCAAGAGAAAAGGATACGTATCAACTATGAGTAACAGAGCACACCTACCCTGTCCCTTTGAGGACTGTGGTTCTTCTGACGCCTTTAGTTGGAACGAGACTGAGCAGGTTGGTAAGTGTCACTCCTGTGACAAAGGCTACCCTAACAAAGCAAAAACATTTGATTGGGCTAACGACGACTACCCCATGAAAGAAAGGAAACCACCAGTGACACACAGAGAGATCGCCTCAGGCACATACGATGGCATTCGAGGCATCGACCCAGACGTTTGCCAGCTATACGGTATTCAGCTTCAGATGGATGCAACAGGTGATCCTGTTAAGTATGCCTTTAAGTGGCCTACCAACGTCAAGTACCGTGGCTATGAGGAGAAGAAGTTCTGGCTTAAGGACAAAGGCAGTCTAGATGACCTGTTCGGCCCTGACTTCAACAAGGGTAGCTCTAACCGTATCTACATTACGGAAGGTGAGTTTGATGCAGCAAGTCTTTACCAGATACTTGGTAAGTCTTTCCCTGTTAAGTCCTTACCATCTGCTACAATGTCCGAACGGTTTATCAAGAAGAACTTCGAATACCTTAACTCATTCAAGGAGGTGATCTACGCAGGTGAGCAAGACGCCCCAGGAAAGGCAGCAGCTGAACGGTTGTACGAGCTATTCCCTGAGAAGTTCTTCTTTGTACCTATGTCCAAACACAAGGACGCTAACGAGTTCTTAATGGCAGGTGACGCTGACGACTTGATGTGGTCTGCTCGTAAGCCTCAACGGTTTAGTCCTGATAACTTCTACCTCGGTGACTTGGACATCGAACAGACTATCCTTACTGAGAACCCATACAGCTACGTCCCCACTGGACACGCTGGGTTAGACGATAAGATACGTGGTCTGGTCAAGGGTGGCCTTACGTTTGTTAAGGCACCACGAGGGGGCGGCAAGACAGAGATGGTACGGTTCTTTGAGTGCGGGTTGCTTAAACAAGACCCAGACGTTAAGATTGCTATGATGCATATGGAGGAGGTGCGATCAACTACTTATCGGTCTATGGCTACCTACGAGCTAGGTATCAATGTACGGACCAAGGAGGATGCAGCAGCAGCTGGTGTTAGTGAGGGTGATGTAATCAAGGCAGCACAGAAGATCGCAGACGACCGTACAGTGGTGTTTGAGCTTCGTTCCCACGATGACCCCATGAAGATACTTGATTACGTCCGTATGGCGGCTACAGTCTACGGTGTTGACTACGTCTTCATTGACCACGTACAACGATTAGCCTACCTATCTCAGGGTGGTGCTGACGGTGCTACATCGTTGCTTACAGCTGTTGGGTCTCGCATGGCTCAGTTAGCTAAGGAGCTAGACATCGGTGTCGTATTCATCTCACAGGTGAACGACGATGGCCGTACCAAGTATGCTGGTTCTCTTGAAGAAGAGGCTATCATCTGTATCAAGCTGGAACGTGACGTTGAGTCAGAAGATGAGGACGTACGAAACACAACAACATTCATTGTGGACAAGAATCGTCCATTCAGTAGGCTAGGTAAGGCTGGGTCAATCTACTACGAACCAGAGACTACCGTATTATCAGAGGTTAGCTACGATGTCTAAGAACTACTATGACGACGATGACTACGAGTTTGATGGTATCGACTCAGTAGATGAAGGTGAGTTCTTTGGAGACATGGACGAAGACACGGTTGCTTTCGACATACAGATGGAAGAGTTCGAGGCTGAGTTCAATACCCTTATTGCTCAAGCAGAAGTTGATCTAGCAGCGGCTATCGAAGAAGGTGACCTTTCACTAGCTGACAGATTACAAGACGAGATCGAACTTATTATGATGACAGACTTTAGCTTAAAGGAGATGCGATGAGATTAGCTTTCTGCGATATTGAAACAAATGCTATCGAGCATCCAGACAAGTGCTGGTTGGTTGGTGGTAAGATGTGGGACACTGGTGAGGTCTTTAAGTTCGAGAACATCCATACAGATGCAGTTGCCCGTAAAGCTGCAACAGAGTGGCACCTATCTCTCGACAAGATGGTTGGGCATAACTTTATCCAGTACGACTTACCTCTTCTAAACAAGTGGTTAGACAGCCCTCTTGACCCACGTAAGGTTCTTGATACCTTGATCCTTTCAAGGACGGTTGACTACGACATCCTTACACCTGTAGGCGGCAAGGGACCACACAGTCTTAAGAGCTGGGGTATACGGCTAGGGGTTCACAAAGGCGACTACACTGACTTCGAGAACTTCAATCAAGAGATGATCGACTATTGGTATGGTGACCTAGATACTACTGAGGCTTTATTCAATCACTTCAAAGACATTGTCTTCGATAAAGATTGGGCTAAGTCACTACGTGCAGAGCATGACTTGCAGATCGAATTGGTACGCTCTAAGTATCATGGGTTTCACTTCAACTCTGATCTTGCCAAGCGTCTACTCGAAGGTGTCACTACACAGATGGATCAACTTGAGGCTCAGTTTCAAGAAGACTTCCCACCTAAGCTTCAACCGGTACACAGTATCAAGTACAAAGAGAAAGCAGACGGTACCCCTTATGCTAGTGTTACTAAGGCTAAGGAGAAGTATCCATTGACACAGCGTAACGGTGACGAGCTTGTATGTCACGACTTCGTTTACTTCAACCCAGGTGCATCTAAGGACAGAGCAGACGTACTATGGGCTAATGGATGGAAGCCATTCGATAAGACAGCAACACACATCAAGTTTGCTAGACTAAAGGTTGGCGATCCGTACGGCAAGAAGATAACCAAGATGACCCCTGAGTTCTACAACGAGAAGAAAGCTACACTAGGGCGCTACGGTTATACGGTCTCAGAGGACAACCTATCGACACTACCCGACACAGCACTTCCTGGGGCTAAGGCCTTGGCGCAGTGGCTTACACTAGAGGGTCGTAGAAGTTCACTCGTTGAGTGGATCAATCAAGTCTGTACCGATGGTCGTATCCACGGCACCATCAACAACATCGGGGCTTGGACAGGACGGTGCGCACACAGTGCACCTAACACAGCTAACATCGCTTCCGTATTCCACGGTAAGCCTAGCAACGCAGTAGAGGAGATCAAAGCCAAGTATGACAAACACTTACGAGAGTGCTGGGACACACCAGAAGGTAGCTACCTAGTCGGCTGTGATGCTGACGGTATCCAGTTACGTGTACTAGCTGACTACATGTGGCGTCACTTCGATGCTGATATGTACGCTAAGGCTATCATGGAGGGTAAGAAGGAGAACGAGACAGACATACACAACATGAACAAGAATGCGCTGGGCGTTGACGGTGGTACCCGTGACATGGCCAAGACATTCATCTACGCATGGCTACTAGGCGCTGGTGTTGCTAAGACAGCAAGTATCCTAGGTGTCAACACTAAAGCAGCTACAGCCGCTCGTACACGCTTCGAGCAAAACATTGATGGCCTAGCTGCACTCAAGCGACGTCTAGTACCCTACATCGGGGAGCAAGGTTACTTCACAGGTTACGATGGCCGTAAGGTCAAGGTGCCGAGTGAGTACAAGGTTCTTGCAGGGCTGCTTCAATCAGGTGAGTCTGTGCTTATGAAGCATACACTTATCAACTTCCATTCCAAGGCTAGGGCCGAGGGTATCAACTTCAAGATGGTAGGTTTCATCCACGACGAGTATCAGATCGAGGTGACCGGTACCAAAGAAGAAGCTGAGCACATGGGCAAGCTTGTTGCTACCACTATGGCAGAGACAGGTGAGGAGCTAGGGTTTCGTATCCCTACTCCAGGTTCTTACGAAATAGGTAGAAACTGGCTTGACACACACTAATCACTATGCTATAATACTTAAACAATAACGGAGCTATAGGAGAATATAAATGGCTACTAAAACAATCGAATTGACAGGCACACTTGAGTGGGCAAAACTGTTTGAGTTCAACCGTGATACCGGTGAGTATGACGTAGAGACTGACGGTGCTACAACAGTTACCCTCCTCATGGATGACGATGTATTCAAGATGATGAAAGACGAAGGTGTCCGTAAACAAGGTAAACCAGACGCTGAGGGCCGAGGTACACGAGTTACCTTCAAGCGTCCTTGGAAGGATAAGTTTGATCGTGACTGGGCGGCTGGCCCACCTGTTGTATACGGCCCCTCAGGTACTAGCTGGGACTCAGAAGAAGATGGTCTGATTGGTAACGGATCGGTAGGTGTTGTCTTCCTCGACGTATACGACACTAAGATGGGCAAGGGTTGCCGACTTAACGGAGTACAGGTTATCGACCATGTTCCCTTTGAGTCAGGTGGCGGCGGAGGTGCTCCAGGGATTCGGCCCCGTAACTACACCAAGGACCAACCAGCTTCAGCTGCCCCACCACCCCCAGCTAAGGCAGCAGCAAAAGCAGCTACCAAGGTTCCACCAGGTGACATTCCATTCTAAACTAGACAAAGGGGAGCTTAACGGTTCCCCTTTTCACTCATACTAGTAACGATAAGGAATTGAATATGACTAAGACAAACGATACCCTCGTTGAAGACATGGAGAACGTTATCCTTGGTCTCAACGGATGGGACAATACACTATCCGAGGCAATGGCTAACACCATCAGCGACATGGCTGGCAACAGGTTCAGCAAGCCACAAGAGCCACGAGGCTACTTATCTATGTCGTCTCTTGGTACACCATGTAACCGGAAGCTATGGTACAAGATTAACCAGACCACCTTGGCCCAACCACTACGAGCCAACGCCCTGCTAAAGTTCTTCTACGGTGATATGATCGAAGAGCTTGCCTTATGTATTGCACAGCAAGCAGGACACAGTGTTACAGGCCAACAGGACCGTATGGAAGCACACGGCATTAAAGGTAGCCGAGATTGTGTCATCAACGGTATGACAGTAGACGTTAAGTCTGCCTCACCTTACTCCTTCAAGAAGTTCCAAGAAGGAAACTTACGAGAGCAAGACCCATTCGGTTATATCTCTCAACTATCATCTTATGTGTACGCAGCTAAAGATGATCCAACTGTGACAAATAAGACACAGGGTGCTTTCCTTGTTATCGACAAGGTGAACGGGCATATCTGCTTAGACATGTACGACTTCACCGAGGAGCTTAAGACTAAGGAAGCTGAGATCAAAGAGATCAAGGCGATGGTTAAACAGAAGGTACCACCGGCACGTAGCTTTGAGGACGTACCCCAGAGCAAGACATCTCCTAATATGAAGTTAGGTATGGAGTGTTCATACTGCGAGTTCAAGAAAGCATGTTGGCCAGGTCTTAAGATGTTTGCTTACAGCCACGGCCCAGTCTACTTAACCAAGGTCAAGAAGGAGCTACGTATCGAGGAGGTCAAAGATTGGGAGTAAGAAACACAGCTACCCGTAAGAGGGCTATAGCAGCTGGTTACCGATCAGGCCTCGAAGAAGCAATGGCTGAGAACCTCAAGGAAAGGGGTATCAGCTTCACCTACGAAGAGGATAAGATCAAGTGGTTGGACTCTAAAGAACGTACGTATACACCAGACTTTGTGTTAGAGAACGGCATCATTGTTGAGACAAAAGGACGGTTTGTTTCAGCAGATAGACGTAAACACAAAGAGATTAAGAAGCAGTACCCCGATAAAGATATTAGATTCGTGTTCAGTAACTCACGAGCTAAGCTTTACAAGGGAGCCAAGGGCACCTACGGAAGTTGGTGTGAGAAGAATGGCTTCATGTATTCAGATAAGGTAATACCAGAGGAATGGATTACCGAGGAGAAGAACGATGAGTAAGACAGCAATCGTATGGTCCTGTGGCCACGCATCACCTGAGACAAGTAACGAACGGTTTGACTGGTTAGGTGGTTTGATCTATGACCTTAAACCTGACTACTGTGTGGACCTAGGGGATGGGGCAGACATGAAGTCCCTTAACTCCTACGACACACGTAAACCCCAAGCGGTTGTGTCACAGAACTACGGCAGAGACATTGAGTCGTACAATGAGTCACAAGAGCTACTACGTTACCGCTTTAAACAAAACAGACGTAGGCGTCCTAAGTGGTACGGCTTCGAAGGCAACCATGAGGCTCGTATCAAGACAGCAATCTCGTATGACCCTCGGCTAGAAGGAGAGAAATATGGAATATCATTCAAACACCTCAACACTAAAAGATGGTTCGACGAGTACCACGAGTATACTAACGGAGCCCCCTCGATCTATAATTACGATGGTATCGACTATGCTCACTTTGTGGGCGCTGGCAATTATGGCCGTGCCATTAGTGGTGTTCATCATGCTTTTGGGCTTATACAAAAGCGGTATCGTTCTTGCAGTGTTGGTCACAGCCATAAACGTGATATGTATTTTAAAGACGATGTCGGCTCTGACGGTGCTATTGGGGCAGTCGTCGGTTGTTACAAGGGCGCTGCTGAAAGTTGGGCTGGTCAAGCAAACAAAGAGTGGTGGAAAGGTGTTCTCATCAAGCGAAATATATCCAATGGTTCCTATGAGCCACACTGGGTCTCAATTGAAACGCTACGAAGGGAATATGGGTGAGGAGATCAACGCTTCACTTAGGGGTGACAAGTAGTCACCTCCTTTTCTCTTGACTTAGCTTAGTTATTCTGGTATAATTGGAGGTTCCAGTGATGGAATATGAGATCACTATTAAGCTTAAAGTAGACACAGACTTCTTCTATTGGGGGTCTGACTTACTTGATAGGCAAGACATAATGGCAGAGATGATACACAATGCCATGCACGACATTGACGACGTTAAAGTAACAGCTATTCGCACGGAAGAGGTAGACAGATGATTATATATAGTGCCCAAGAGAAGGTCAGCCCGATGGACTACTCGTACTGGGTTGAAGATAAGATTATAACCGAGGGCGAGACACGGTTAGTAGAGAATACCTTAGGCCTCGTAGGTGAGGCAGGGGAAGTAGCTGAGAAGATTAAGAAGTACCTGCGAGACAACACGAGGGTAAGCCAGAAGGACATCGTAAAGGAACTAGGTGATGTAGTCTTCTACGCAACTGCCTTAGCTAACTACTTCGATAGCAGCTTACCAGATGTTATGGAAGCTAATATGATTAAGCTGGATGATCGTGCTGAACGGAATGTAATCAAAGGAAGTGGAGATAACCGATGACATGGTT